CCAACCACCCAAAATGGATATTAGCGGGAGGGTGCATGTCCGAGCAAGCGCAGGAAAAGGCCCAAGAGGATTCTTCGCAGAAAGATGCGGTGATCGCGGCGGTCGTGGCCATTTTAGTGGCCGGGCCGCCCCTCATTGTTGCGATACAGGCTATTTCAGCGGCCACGAAAACCCCGAAAAAGCTCGCCCTCGGATTACTCACGGCCATGAAGTACAAGCCCGGTAAAAAGGCCCACCCCAAGGGCGAAGACCCCGTCATGGCCGCACACCGGGCCAACCTGCGCTACCGCGCCCTCTACATCCTCGCCGCACTCCAGCGCCTCGCCACCGCCGACAACCTCCAGGCCGCCCTCACCAGGGAAAAGGCCCTGTTCGCCCAGCACCAGCAGGCATGCGCCCGCCGCGTCGCCGCAGCGAAAGCCTCCAAGAAAATGGCCGCCGTCACCCACAGCCAGCTCCTCGGCTGGGGCGGAATCCTGGACGACAAGACAACCCCCGACTGCCGCTGGCTAATCGGAAAGAACTTCCGCGCAGACAATCCACCCGGAGGACTCCACCCCGGAGGAAGACACCCGCGCTGCCGCTGCTACCCGACCCCCGCCTATGTCGGAAAAAGGGTGGTCGACGCACTGCCCGCACATCTCTCCGTGAATTAGTCCCCCGGGTGCTAGCCTCCCTTATTGACGGATAAACCGGTAGTTTGGTATCTGGCATGCCTGCCTGAAAACTCACGTGAGGGAGACCTATCCATGTCTACCGCCTTAAACGTTGTTTCCGCCTCCGCGATCGGTATCGCGTCCATCGCGACCGCTGCCGCCGACGTCACCGGCAACACGTTCCAGAACGACGGTGCCACCTGGCTCTACGTCGACGGAGGTGCGGCGGGCGGCACGCTCACCGTCAAGTCCAACGTCACCCTGCCGACCGGCGTCGTCGTCCCCGACAAGGTCTACACGCTCGCCGCGACCACGTTCTACCTGCTGTGCCCCAGCGACTTCCCGTACTCCGTCACGGGCGACAGCGTGAAGGTCACCGCGTCCGTCGCCACGATCAAGCTCGCCGCGTTCCACTGAGCTGACCCGGCACGGCGAAGGAAAACGACATGAGTGCTGAGACAGCGGCGTTAGCAGTCACGCCGCACCCGTTAGGGAAGCCCGGGGGACCGGGCTTATTCGGTGACCGCTCCCTGAGCCTGCCGCCCTACGTGCAAAACATCGCGCACAGCCTGATGACCGAGCGGGGGATGGACAAGTCCAAGGCCATCCAGGTGGCCCTGGGCACCGTCAAGAACTGGGCGGCGGGACAGGGCAACGTCCGCCCCGAGGTCAGGGCCGCCGCCACGGCAGCCGTAGCCGCCTGGGAATCCGCCAAGGCCAAGGCGCACGCGACCCCGAACAAGGGATCCGACGTGACGCTGTCTCAGCCCATGGAACTCCTGCGAGGCATCCTGGACGGCTCCTCTGTGGTTGACCTGGCCGTCGCGCCGGAGCCTCTGCCGCAGAAGACGGACAAGAAGCCGCCCGCCAACAAGGCCAAGAAGGAAGACCCGCACGGCAAGCACAAGCTGCCCCCGGGCGCCGTGGGCTGGAAGCACAACTGGGTCCCCGTCGACAAGAACGGCCAGGCCGTCGGCCCTTCCCAGAAGGACAAATCCGCCTCCGAGATCAAGGACATGGCCGGGCACACCGAGGCCACCAAGGACGCGATCCGCCAGGCGTACAAGAACAAGGCCACCGCCGACGGCAAGAAGGCCGCCGTCAAGGCCAAGTCCAACTCCCGCCGGGCCGTAGCCGCCAAGAAGCGCGCCGAGGCCGCCGCGAAGAGGCTGGCCGCCAAGAAGGCAGCCACCAAGAAGCGGGAAGAGCACGCCAAGGCGATGGCCGCCAAGAAGGCCGCTGCGGCGAAGGCCAAGGCGGCGAAGACCAAGCTAAACGAGCACCGCAAGCTGGTCGCCGCCGCCATCAAGCAGGCCCTCGCGGACAAGAAGGCCGGACGGCCTCTGACCCCCAGCCAGGTCCGGCTGCTGGACCACTACGACGCCCAGCAGGACGAGCAGACGGACAACCTGCGCAACAACGTCAACCTGTCCCAGCCCATGGCATCGGAGCAGGTCACCGTACCCACCGGGAGTTCCCAGGACGGGGCACGGCTCACAGTCAACAGCCTGACCACGAAGTATCCGAAGCGCTACCTGGCGGATGCGGCGATCAAGGCGCAGAAGAAGCGGCGTAACGGTCGCAGAAAGGGCGGGCAGTGAACACGCAGGAGTACGAGTTAGCGTTCGTCGGGACGCTGCCGAAGAACGTGAGGGTCGTTGACCCGCACACCCTGGATTTCTCGAAGAACCCCGCCGGTGCCCTGGCCTTCCGCTACAAGCACGGCTGGATTCTGATCAACCCGCTGATTCCGTCCCGGGGTCTGTCCGGCGGCGGTCTGGCCCGGCAGCACGGCCACATCTCCGGCGGTCACACGACCGGCCACTTCATCAAGGGTGCCGACGGCAAGATGTCCTTCAAGGCCGTCGACCGGTACGCCTCCAAGGCGGACTGGGAGAACGCGGTCAAGAAGGGCGCGGCCGGAGTCGTCGCCAAACAGGAGGCGGCGAAGGCAGCCGTCCAGAAGGCTGAGTCGGCCACGAACGCGGCTGAGAAGCTCGCGGCCTCCGGTGCCTCCAAGGACGTCCAGGCAGCCGCCCACGCCGTCGCCTCCAAGGCCCACGCGGACGCTGTCCCCCACTTCCAGGCCATGGGCAAGGGCGGTCTGAAGTCTGCGGTCCTGACGCACTCCGCGCACTCCGCGATCCACGCCTCCAAGGCCGACAAGCTCGGTCAGGAAGCCAAGGTCGAGAAGGCGGCGAAGCTCGAAGCGGAGAAGGTCGCCGCGAAGGCGCACGCCAAGAAGCTGACGGACGGGGCCAACGAACTCACCGCGTCGCTCAAGGGCGGCAGCCACTCGCCGAAGCAGGCGGCCGAGCTGCACCAGAAGGCGGCGAAGGCTCACGCGGACGCGAAGACGGCCAACGAGGCGGCCGGGAACAAGTTCCTCGCCGAGGCGCACGGCCAGGCGGTCGGCAAGCACGAGGGCATCGCCGAGAAGCAGCAGGCCGCGCACGACTCCCTGGCTTCGGCGGCGGACAACCTGTCGGCGCAGGCCGAGAAGTCGTCCAAGGCCGCGAAGATCGCGCAGGAGGAGGGCGACAACCTCCCCTCCCAGATCCACGCGCACAAGCAGGCTGCCGACGCGCACGGCCAGGCCGCCAACATGCACCAGAGCATCGGTCAGACGGACGCCCACCAGGCGCACCTGACGCAGAAGATGGGGCACCAGGCGGAGGCTGCCAACCTCACGGCGCAGCACGACAAGGAGCAGGAGGCCAAGGCCAAGGCGCAGGCGGAGGCCGACAAGATCTCCGACGAAGCCTGGAAGGTCTCCGAGGGTGCCTGGAAGACGCCCGGTTCGGCTGGCGGGGCAGGAGCGACGGCGGACGCCCAGGACGCTCACCTCAAGGCGGCCAAGGCGCACCTGAAGGCGAAGATCGCCGCCAAGGCTGCGGGCGACACCGACCTGGTGCAGGCCCACAACGAGGCCATCATCAAGCACCAGAACCAGTCGGTGCAGGTCGGCAACGACGTCGTCAAGCACGCCGAGGAGAAGAAGAAGGCTGAGTCTGCTGCCTCCTCTGCCTCGGTGAAGGCGCACAGCGCCACCGAGGCGGCGCACAACGCCAAGTACGAGGGCAACGCGACTCCCCAGCAGCTCAGCGGCCTTCACCTGGACGCGGGCGGCGCTCACTTGGACGCAGCCGAGGCGGCGCACAAGGCGGGCTGGACGGGTGTGGCGGATGACCACACGGAGGCTGCCAAGGGGCACGCCGCCGAGGCCAAGAAGCTCGCCGCTGCTCACGATGCGGAGCTGAAGGCCAAGGAGGACAAGAAGGCCAAGCTCATGCAGGCGGGTGACCTGCTGAACGAGGCCGACGACGCGATGAAGGCCGGGAATCCGGAGCTTGCCGCGCAGAAGGCCAAGGAGGCTGCGAAGGTCGCCGAGGAGGGCGGTCACACCTCCCTGATGGTCAACGCCCTGAGTGACCTGGCGGAGATCACCAACACGAAGGAAGACCACCAGGCGGCCGGTACGGCGGCGGCCAAGGCCCTCGGGTCGGAGATCCAGAAGGCCGCCCCTGACCAGAGTGTCCTGAACAAGTACAAGTTCCAGATGACGCACCACGGCAATTCCGCCGACGCGCTCACGACCAAGCAGGCGGCCGAGGTCAAGAACCCGCCGTCGGTCAAGGCCCCGGCGGCGGCGACGTCCGAGAACGGGCTTCCGCTCAAGCCGGTCGGCAAGCTGACTCCCACGGGCCAGACTCTCGGCTCGCACGACAACAAACTGATGAAGGACGAAGCCGGGAACGAGTGGCTGGTCAAGCAGGACGAGTACTCCCGCACGCTGGACCCGGCCATCGCCAAGCTGCACCGCATGGTCGGCATGGACACCCCGATCTTCGTCAAGACGAAGGACGGGCACCTCCAGGGCATGCTGCCTGGCTCCAAGGACGCCTTCCCCAACGGCAGTTTCGACCCGACGAAGCTGTCCGAGGCCGACATCCTCTCCATGCTCCAGCACCAGGTCATGGACTCCGCGACGGGCAACCAGGACACGCACAGCGGCCAGTGGCTGCGCACGGCCGACGGCAAGCTGGTCCAGGTCGACCAGGGGCAGGCGTTCAAGTACGGCACGCACGCGGACCCGACGAAGACGTACCCGCCGCTGGGTGCGGACGTTCCGGTGTACCCGAAGCTGTGGAACGCGGCGAAGGCCGGTCATGTCAAGCTCCCCGACCCGCAGGGGAACAACAGCTTCGCCGACACCATCAAGGCGATCCAGGACATGCCGGACGAAGAGTTCAAGAAGCTCTTCCGGCCGTACGCCGAGCACGCCCAGCAGAACGGGCAGCTTCCCGGCGGAAAGACCGTGGACGACTTCCTGGACGACATCGCCGCGCACAAGAACAAGATCGGTGACGAGTTCCAGAAGCTGTACAACGGGCTCCCGGACTCCGCGAAGGCCGGAGCCAAGGCCGACGGGGACGCCAAGGCCTCCGCGCTGAAGGACATCACGGAGAACGCCAAGGGCAACCCGTCGGTGGTCAGTTCGCAGGTCCAGAAGGCCAAGGATGCCGGGGCTTCCCTGTCGGAGATCCACGCAGCGCACCAGGCGGGCAAGATGGCCGCCAAGAAGGGCAAGCCCACCTCGGGTCTGAGCCAGAAGGACACGGCGCTCAAGGCGTTCGCAGAGCACAACTCCCCGGCCAACGACGAGAACTGGGAACCTGACACCTCCAACGAGCTGAAGGACAAGGCGAAGGCTCTGGGGGCGACGCAGGCCGAGATCAATGCGGCGCTGGACGACCCGGACAAGTTCGTGGCCGACCTGTCGAGCAAGTCGGCTGCGGCCAAGGCTGCCAACCCGGGAGGAGTCTCTCCTGAGAAGAAGGCTGCCGCGCTGAAGGCGCTGGCCGAGCACATGCAGTCCGACGACACCGACTGGGCGCCGACCGACTACAAGAAGCTCAAGCAGGACGCGCTGGACGCTGGCGCGACGATGACGGACATCAAGGACGTTCTGCACAACGCAGACAAGTACCTTGAGCCGCAGCCTTCCGGGGGTCTGTCCGCGAAGGAGAAGGCTCTCAAGGCCATCGCCGAGCACGAGCACCCCAAGAACGACGGGGCGTGGTCGTACGACAAGGCCAACAAGCTGGAGCAGGACGCGAAGGCGGCCGGGGCAGACGACAACGAGATCATGAAGGCGGCCCACAAGTCTGCCGAAGTGCTCGCGGAGCTGACCACCAAGGAGGAGACCGGGGCCGCGCACACCACGGGCGGCGGCAACGCCCCCAAGGCGACTCCGGAACCCCCCAAGGCCCAGGTGACTCCGGCGGCTCCGTCGAAGCCCGCCGTGGACCCGTTCAAGCCGAAGGCCAAGTGGACCAAGGGACTCAAGGGACTCAAGAACGGGAACGGGGAGACGGAGGAGCACCCGGTCGTGCAGGGCCCGAAGGGCCTGGTCGTCCACAAGAAGATCAACGGCTCCGGCTGGCACGTCTCCTCTGCCGACGGCCTGACCATGGGCAAGGCGTTCAAGACGCAGAAGGAAGCCAAGCTGGCGGCCGAGTGGATGGCCAAGAACCACGGCTCGTCCAAGGCGATCACGACTGAGTCCCACAAGGCGTGGATGGCCGCGAACCCGGCGGATGCCGCCCAGTTCAAGGCGCACGTCGCCAACAGCCAGTGGAACAAGGAGGCGCAGGCGGAGCTGAACGCGCACAACGCGCCCTCCGGCGCGTCGGACGCGGGCAGCAAGAAGTTCGCTCTCCAGCTACTGGCCGAACACAACCTGCCGGACAACGGCGACGACTGGGACTACGACAAGGACGCGGATCTGAAGCAGGCGGCCAAGGCTGCCGGTGCGACCGCAGAGGAGATCACCGCTGCGGCCCACAAGCCGAAGACGTACCTCAAGGCCCTGGGTCTCAACCCGGACGCGGCGGCTTCGGCAGCCCCGTCGGCGCCGCACGTCATGTTCACCGGCCTGACGAACAACAAGTACGACAACGCCCAGCTCCTCAAGAAGCTGTATGCGCAGTCAATGGGCCCGAACGCCACGGCGGCGGACAAGGCGGAGTACGCCAAGGCTCAGGACGCCTGGGTCAAGAAGCACTCCACCGGCCCGTTCAACCCGGACAAGGTGTTTGCCCTGGGCCAGAACCCGCCGATGGGCAGCAACACGAACCCGCAGTTCGGGGCGCCGAAGAAGAAGGTCTTCGCGGGCTTCCAGGGCTTCAAGCCGTACAACCCGGCGGAAGGCTCCTACGACGGCCAGGGCACGCTGGACCGCACCGCGCTGGCGGACATCACCAAGCACCAGTGGTCCCAGGGATCCTTCGACGCCGGTTACCGGTCGATGTCGTTCAACCAGAACCTCCACGGGGACTGGCACCCTGACCCGGCGGACACCGGTTCCGGCTCCGGGCCCTACATCTACTCCACGAACAACTACACGGGGATCAACCAGCAGCTCCGGGGCGACAAGAAGAAGGGCATCGCGCCGTTCGGTACCACGGGCGGCAAGTGGGACGACGTCATCGCGCACATGGACAAGGTGTTCGGTGAGGTGCCGCCGCTGGACCGGAACGTCATCGTTTCCCGCAAGATGAACGGCGGCGGACCGTTCCCGACGGTGCCCCCGGCGCCTCCGATGAAGCCCGGTGAGGTGTACGTCGACCACGGGTACAACTCCACGTCGAAGACCCGCGACGTATGGTCCGGTGACACGCACATGGAGATCCGCCTGCCGAAGGGGTCGAAGGTGCTGGACCTGAACCACACGACGGGCTCGGACAACTCCGGGGAGCACGAGGTTCTGCTGAACCGGGAGAGCAAGTTCAAGGTCATCGAGGACACGACGTCGGTCTACCACGGAAAGAAAGTTCGTCACATCGTGGTTGAACTGGTTCCGTAACCCGATCATCTGTGCTAGTACTAGGGTAGATAAGGAGATGAGTGCAATGGGCACCGCAGACCCCAAGGGACCGACGCCGGACCTCTGTGACAACGTCGAATGGATCATCGGTCCGGACGACGTGACTCCTGAGGTCACCGCACAGTTCAAGGCCGACCAGGCGAAGCAGCTCCGCGAGGGGCGCAAGCTCCTCCTGGAGGAGAAGGTGGAAGCCGCACGGGCCAAGCGCCGCAAGGCCGTCCCGAAGGGCTGATCCTTCAACAGCAAAGCGCCCCCCGATCACAGCGATCGGGGGGCGCTTCTGTATGGAAGGGGCTAGCTGGCGCGGTCGCGGATGATTCCGACCCGGTCCCCGGTGAGGGCCCAGCCCTTCACCGACTTGTTCAGGATCTTGATCACCTTCTCCTGGAACCCCGCCACCTTGGCTTGTGCGACGATCGCGGCGGCCGAGTGCACGCGGTCCTCGAACTGGTTGCCCTTGTGAGCCCGCCAGGCGTCCGCGAGGGTGCGCGGGTGTATGAAGATCCCTTCCCCCTCCATGCCGAATTCCTTGTAGAAGGCCGGGGCGTTGATGAAGGTCTTCCCGGAGATCTTGACCGGCTCGAACGAGTCCGGCGCGACCCCGAACCACTCGCCGTACTCGTGCAGGGCCCACACGAGGACTTCCGAGGTGAGCGCGTTGTCCCACGCGTTCGCGGTCTTGAGGTCTTCCTTCACCCAGGCCGAGACGCGTTCGAACGTGGCACCCTTCTTGGACCACGCTTTCTGGTCCCCCAGCAGGTGATCCACGAAGCAGGCCCCCGCGAGGACCGTCGCGTACTTGTCGCCGAGACGCCCCGAGCAGGGCTTGACCTCATCCAGCAGCGCTTCGAGGTCATCGAGCCAGCGCAGGATCTCCGCGACGACGGTTCCGGCGACGGCGGTCAGACCGCTGGCGCCCGGGTAGCGCCGCATCAGCGCGGTGACGTCGGTCCACTGGGACAGGTGTTCCCGGCCCGGAACCTGGGACTTGCGATCGGTCGGGTCGGTCAGCTCCAGGGAGATGAAACGATCCGCCAGGGCCTTCTGCGCCTTCAGGCCCAGGTGTTCGCCGGTCAGCAGCACGGTTCCGGTCATCTGGGAGTGCTGGGAGGCGGTGAACCCCGAGGCGTGGGAGCGCATCATCTTCGTCCCGTCGGCCGTCGACAGCCGCAGCATCTCAAAGACGGTCTTGGGGTCGTCCAGGTCATCGACGTGCACGAACCCGGAACGCGTGCTGGCGATCTTCTGCCGCAGGTCGGGGAGCGTGGCCTGTGAGGGGCCGGACGTGTTGCCCGTGAGGGCCTGACGGAGCATCGACAGCGCACCCGTGGTCTTGCCGGATCCCGAGGGGGCTTCGACCGCGAGGACGGGGAAGTGCGAGGTGTGCCGGATGATCGCGGACTGCACCAGGCTCATGACCATCCAGGACGCCGCGACCGCGAGGGGCGTTTCGTCATGGAACGTCAGCACCTGGGAGAGGACGTCCCGTACCTCCTCCAGGCCCTTGGGGGCGAAACCGTAGGAGAACGGGGCATCCCCCGACGTGGAGAGCTGCGCGGAGGGCCGGTAGGGGGCGGTGACGTCGAACTTACTGTCTCCAGGCCGCAGGACGCCGTCGTGGGACACGAACAGGTTCAGGTCGGGGTGGTACCCCACCTGGTCCACGATCGTGGCCTCAGGGGGCTTCTGGGCGTTGATGTAGCGCAGCAGGCGGACCCCCTGGGCCACGCCGCCCCCGAGGGCACCGTCCGGGCACATCACGGAGACTCCGGCCGAGGTCAGCCACAGCGTCAGACGCTTGCTGTCCGCGAGGGTCTTCTCGTCCAGGATGCGGCGCAGTTCCTTGCCGTCGTCCTGACGCTTGATCACGACGTCCCAGGCCCGGCGCTCGGTCTTGTCGTCCGCGATGATGCCGAGGGCCACAATGTCGAAATTGCCGTAAGCCTCCTCATCCAGGATGTACTGGGAGGAATCCTGCGGGTCGCGTCCCCGCGTGATGACGTGGATGACGCCGTTCTTGGTCATCAGCCAGCCCGTGTCGAGCGTGGCGTGCGTTACGGGGGTGGAGGCGGTCAAGGTTGCCACCGACTTGGGAGGGGAGATATTGTCGGGCATAGAGAGCTAGACCTCTCGATCAACCCCTCGACTGGTGCCGACCGGTCGGGGGGTTCTTGCGTTGTGAGAGCACACCCTAACACGTGATCATGCCGTGTCCAGGGTTACCCCTGAGGGGGTAACCGACGGGGTAACCGACGAAAAATCTTGACGTGACCATGAGGACCGTTCCAAGATCAAAAACTGGAAAACTGCCTCAAGTAACCAAGTTACCCCAAAGTTACTCCTAGAGTTACCTCACACACGACCCATCTGACCTGCATAGTTACCCGGTTACCCCGGTTACCCCTGTATTTCCGCCTATACGCGCGCGCACACCCACGCACACGCGCACGGCGGGTGCCACGTCCATGTTTCCAAACGGGGTAACCGCCCTCGGAACACCCTGTGGAAGGCATTCGAGCGTTGCGAGCGCCTACACCTGCTAGCCCTGCAACAGACCCTGCAACCAGGGCTGTGAAGCCTTCCAGGCGTGCGATCAAGCCCGTAACATGGAGGCTGGCTGACGAATCAGGAGTAATTGGATGCAGAGCGACTTATCCCGGCGCAACACCGGACAGGGCGGCTGACGATGCTCACGCTCGAAGGTCCCGCGAACGCCGGTATCAACGTCAAGAGCCCGGCCTACGGTGCGCTCGGCAACGGCGTCGCCGACGACAGGGCGGCCCTCCAGGCTGCCGTGAACGACGCGGCCTCCGCCCACACCTCCGTTTTCCTGCCCGCCGGGACCTACCTCGTGAGCGCGCCCATCACGATTCCCGCCGGGGAGGGTCTGACCATCCTCGGCGCGGGGCTGGGCAGCCGGGTCAAGCTCATGCCCAACAAGAACTGTTACGTCTTCCAGATGACCGGTGCCGACACCCGGATCACCATGCGGGACATGACCATCGACGGGAACTGCGCACAGCAGGGATCTCTGGGGTCCTCGGGAGGCGTCTACGCCAACGGCGCGGTCTTCAGCCGGTTCGACAACATCCATTTCACCGGCTGCCGTGACGACGCGCTGTACCTCGGAGGGATGACCGCCGGGGCGTTCGGCTACAGCAACAAGGTTGTGGGCTGCGTCTTCGACCAGTCCATGTCCGCATCCGGCCCCGGCCGGGGTATCAGCATGTCCTCCAACAACGAGAACCAGATCCTGGCCTGCGACTTCGAATATCTCGGAGGCTCGGGGGGCACGACCTTCTCCACCGCCGTGGGCATCCTGGACCTTGCCGGGGCGCAGCTCATTCTGGGCTGTACCTTCCTGGGCGGGGCGACCAACAGCACCAAGGGCGTGCGGATCCAGGCCGTTGCGAGCAGCACCGTCTCCCATTGCACGTTCGACAGTGTCGGCGGGGACAACATTTTCGTCACCGGCGCCAATCACACGATCATAGGCAACACGGCCCTGAACGTGGGAGCGACCGGTACCGCCGGAACGGTCTCGGGGATCCACCTGGAAAGCGGCGCGGTCAACGTCACCGTCCAGGGCAACACGCTGGTGTCCTCGGCGACGAGCGGCGCGGCCCGCTCCCTCATCCGGGAAGAGAACGTCGGCGGCGCAGGTACCAACAACATCCAGGGCAACACGCTGGTCACGGTGGGCACCCTGAGTGTCGGCGCCATGGATCTCAACGCACCGAACACCGTGTCACGGGGGAACGTGGGCGGCGGTACGCCGGGGGACCCGGTCGACACCCGCTACCTGCCGATCGGCGGCGGCACCCTGACCGGCGCCTTGTCTGGTACGACTTTCACCGGATCCGGTACCAGCCAGTTGCTCAACCTGCGCCTGGGGTCTTCCGGGAACTTCGGCGGGTCCAACGGCGGGGCTCTTGCGATACAGAACGTCACCACAGCCCCGACCGGTAACCCCACCACGGGGGTGGTCGTCTACTGCGAGGGCGACATGCTGAAGGTCAAGCAGGCCAACGGCATCATCCGCGTGGTCCAGAACGCCCTGCCTGCCAACGCGACCGCCGCACAGACCAACAGCACCGTGACGCAGACGGCTTCCACGTATCTGACGCTGGCCGTGGAGGCTTCGACCACGTACCTGATGCGAGGCTTCCTGGTCATCCAGAGCCCGTCGGGTGTCAGCTTCACGCATTCCTTCACCGGCCCGTCCGGCGCAACGATGGTCTGGGGCGACGCCACGGGCACCAGCATTGCGACGCTCACGGGCATAGATACCTGGTCGGGCTCCGGGGCGAACAAGACCGCTCTCCTTTCCGGGACGCTGGTTACGTCCACGACCGCCGGAAACCTCGTGCTGACTTTTGCCAGCGGTACGGCGGGTCAGGTGGCCACGCTGGGCATAGGCAGTTGGATTTCCCTCGAACGTAAGTGACCCGTCTCGGAGGCCGACACATTTCATCTATTGTCGGAATCGAAAAGGGATGCTAGTAAAGAACGGGACTAATCAGATACTATGAGGCGCAGTCACGGTTTCATGGGCAAGAGTGAGGTATGAGGATGGTCGAGAGCGAATTACTGTTATCCCCTCAGGATGATGGTGACGCCGTCGCGCTGTCCAACAAGACGTTCCGGAAAAGGATCCTTCCCAAGGCCACGATCAACTACCGGGGCCGGAAGATCACCTTCGACGCTGCCTACCTCGCTGACCTGGCCAACTCCTTCAAGGACGGCGCCTACGACCAGGTAGCGTTCATGATGGCCCCGGACAACAACTCCCACACCCTGGATCCCGAGCGTTTTCGCGGCGAGATCAAGCAGGTGGAAGTCGGGGACGACGGTCTGTACGGCATCTTTTCCGTCACCCCGGAGGCTGCCAAGGTTCTGGAGCAGAACCCCAAGTTAGGCGTGTCCGCTCGGATCCTTGAGAACTACCAGCGCTCGGACGGGAAGCAATTCCCCCGGGCGCTTCAGCATGTTCTGGGCACGTTGGACCCGGTCATTCCCGGACTTGGCACCTGGGAAGAGGTGGCGCTGTCCAACGGAGTGGCCGTCGAAAACGTGATTGACCTGTCCGCGACCTCATACGAGGAGTTGGAGCACATGGCCACACGTGCCGACCATTTACAGCAGGTGGCCGAGGCTACCGACATGACCGTAGAAGACCTCGAAGCCCTCGACATGACGGATGAGGAGCTGGCGATCTTCGCCTCCGCCTTCGTCCCGGACGAGACCCCCGAGGCCTCCGCCGACGCCGACGACTCCGACGAGCTGATCGAGGAGCCGGGCGAGCCCGGTCTCCTGGACCTGGACACCGACGCTGAGATGGACCTCCCCACCGAGGAGGACATCGAGGCGGCCGTGGAGAACCTCACCGACGACGAGCTGGAGGCGCTGGCCGCAGAGCTGGGCCTCACCGCCGAGGACACCGAGGGTGAGACCGAGGCTGTCGCCGAGGAGGAGACCGAGGTCACCGCCGAAGCCGACGCCGAGCCGACCACCGCTGAACTGGTCGAACGCCTGGGCACCGGGGACTTCAACAGCGGGCTGGGAACCGAAGACCCCACCCTCGGCACCGACGCCGACCTGGACGACCTCACCGACGAAGACTTCGCCGCGCTGTGGGAGACCGCCCGCGCGAAGGACGAAGCCGCCGAGGGATCCGTGGAGGCCGAGGCCCTCGCCGAGGAGGCCGCCGCACAGGCCGCCGCCGAAGCGGAGACCGAGCCCGCCCCGGTACTGGTCGGCGCCGGATCGGTCAGCCTCTCCAACGAGGCAGGCCCCGAGATCGTCAGCCTGTCCAACCAGGTCGCGCTGCTCCAGCACGAACTGGCGCTCCAGCAGTTCACCACGCTCAAGGCCGAGTACGTCCGCAAGGGCGTCCCCGCCGCGCTGGTCGACCTGGCCAGGCCCGTCCTCATCGCGGGCTCCGCCGCGACGCTGGAGTTCTCCAACCAGGTAGGCGGCATCGAAACGGTGGACGCCTCCGCCATCGTCCGGCAGCTACTCGACTCGGCTACCGGCTACATCGACCTGGCCCGCGAACGCGGTCACAGCTACTCCCCGGAGAGCGACGACCGTGAGGCCATGGCCGCTCAGGAAGACAAGCACCTCGCCTCGCTCTGGGGCGAGCAGTACGGCCGTCACTGACCGGGGCTCCCGGCAGATACCTCTCTAAGGAGATAGATCATGGGTGTGAGCCCCGTCTTCAAGCACGGATCCCCGCAGACGTTCCAGGTCATCAGCTCCGGTGCAATCCGCGCCGGACGCCTGGTTGAGTTCGTCACCGAGTCCAGCACCACCAAGGTCCAGGAAGCCGGTCTGACCTCCCTGAAGGTCGCGGGTGTCGCCACGGACGACGCGGTCGGCACGGCCGTCCCGGACAACGACATCACGTACGGAACCGGCGTGACCCGCAAGGCCTTCGACACCTCCACGATCGTGGACTACGTCGCGGTCTCCAAGGCGGGTGTCTGGAACCTCCTGGCCGGTTCCGCCATCGCGGCGTTCGACGTCCTCAAGGCCGGTGCCGCTGGCACCGTCGTCCCCTGGGTGTCCGGTACGGACTCCCCGGCCTCCATCATCGGCATCGCGCAGGCCGCGATCTCCAACGGTTCGACCGGCCTGGTCGACCTCCGTCTCGGCGTCTGATCCCGAGAAGAATCCAGAAAGGCGACTGAGACATGCCTCAGACCACGGTCGGAACCGTTTCCAGCAACGACGGCTACCGCCTCACAGTCAACACCCTGCTCAAGCGGCCTGCGGTCATCAGGGAGCGGATTCTCGCCCTGGCCGACCAGCAGTTCATCACCGACCAGGTGTTACGCAAGGTGCAGGACGTTCCCAGCGGCGTCGTCCTGTACAACGAGTCCACTCCGCTCTACGCCAACGGCGGCCCCTCGGTGGTCGCTGAAGGCGGCGAGATCCCGCTGATCACGGCGAACCTCGGCATCGGCAAGGCCGCGCGCACCATCAAGCGCGCCTTCGGTATCGAGTTCACCGAGGAGATGCGGCGCCGGAACGACATGGACCGCGTCAACACGAGCATCACGCAGGTCGTGAACTCGATGAAGGCGGCGTGGGAGGACGCGTTCCTGACGTCCGCCATCGCCGGTCTCGCGTCGACCGCTTCGGGTACCGCCTGGGCGACCGCGACGGACGTCCGCTCCACGCTGGCGAACGCGATGCTGGCCATCCAGCTCGCCGACGCGGAGTCCACCAACCAGACCGGCGTCGCCAAGTTCGGCTTCGAGCCCGACACGCTGATCCTGCACCACGCGCGTGCGATGGACCTGGCGCTGAACTCGGACATGAACAAGTACTTCGTCGGCTCCGACCGTACGGCGTCCGCCGACAAGCTGACCCTGCCGGGCCTGCTCTTCGGCCAGTTCAAGATCGTCAAGTCGTGGCGTGTCCCGGCGAACTCGGCGATCCTCCTGGAGGCCAAGACCATCGGCGGCATCGCCGACGAGCGCGCCCTGGACGTCACGCCGCTGGAGCACAACTCCACCAACGAGACGTGGCGCTGCAACGTCGTCCGCCAGAGCGCGATCTTCCTTGACCAGCCGAAGGCCGGTCGTGTGATCACGGGCATCTAGCCCACAGCGGACAGTCCGAACCCGGCACGGCGAACCAGCAGAGAAGGAGTCCAGACAGTCATGGCAGAAGAGAACGTTCGTTTCCGGGTCACCCGGTCGAACACGTCGATCTTCCACCCGGACCGGGGCGTCAGCCTGCTTCCGATCCAGACCGGCGAGGAGATCGATCTCCCCAAGTCGACGGCGGAGTACCACGTCCGCAACGGCGTGGGGGTCATCGTGGTCGCGGGCGAGTCCGAGGAGGCTCCGGAGACCCCGGAGGTCCCGGAGGAGCCCAAGGAGCCGGAAGTCCCGGAGGAGCCCAAGGCGCCTGCGCGTCGTCCGGGCCGTCCGGCCAAGTCCGCCGAGTAGTACCAGCGAGAGGGGAGGGCCGTAATGTCGTATTCCACACTGGTAAGCGTCCGTACGGCCCTCGCCGCTGGCGGCCTGCTGGACCCCACGTCCGCCGCATCCATGGCGGACGGGGACATCCAGGACAAGATCGATGAAGCCGACGCTCTGATCGACGGCTACCTGACAGCCCGCTACGCACTGCCGATCGACGCGGACACCATCCCGCCGATCGTCCGCATGATCTCCCGGGACCTGGCGGCCTCGTACGCCACCATCACCTACCTGGGAAGCATTCCCCTCCAGCCCACCCACCCGGTCCAGGTGAAGGCCCAGAGCGCCATGAACACCCTGGAGAAGATCCGCACCGGGGAGATCATGCTGTCCCTGCCCGGCGCGGGCGCGCAGCAGCGCACCGACAACCCGGCCGTGGTGAACCAGTACGACGGGCAACTGTTCTCCACCGAGGACTTCGACCTGATCCGGACCTGGTGGTCGTGATGGGCGGCTCCTTCGGCGAGAAGGTGGAAGAGCTTCTGGCGGCCACGGAGACCGATCTGACGGGGTCTCTCACCGTCGACCAGGTCTACGCCAAGTACCAGGAAACGGGCCTGGACTTCAATCACCCCCGGGGCGGTATCGCGCTGGCGCTGGCCTCGGCGCTGCTGAACAAGAACCCCGACATCCTGCACAAGCTCTCCGGCGCCGTCCTGGACGGCCGCGACGCCATGAACAACGCGATGGCCGAAGGCATGGAAGACCTCAACTCGGAGTACTACGAGCTGGCCCCGCGCGAGTTCCACGACCTGCGCGCCTCCGGATCCCCCGAGGTGATGGACGGAGACAACCAGGTCTACCACCGGGCGCCGAACGTTCACCGCCTGTCCGAGGAAGAGCTGAAGGCCAAGCAGGCACTGAAGGCGCTGGGGATCTTCGATGCTGACTTCTGACTTCATGACCTGGCTGGGGGAGCAAGACCTCGGCGATGACCCTCCGGTCATCTACCAGGGCCCTCAGGGGCCGCCGTCGGAACCCCGGAAGTATCTCGTGGTCACCCCGGTCCCCGGGGGCGGCATGCTGGTCGACGGGTGCATCGAGGCCCGTGTCTTCCAGGTGAAGACCATCGGACGCCTGGGGCTCAATTCAGCTACCTGGAATGCTGTCTTTTCCGAGACAGAGCAAATAGCCCGCGCTATCGACAAGGTGATAATGAACGCTGGCCGCCCTATCATTGGCGGAGAGCAGGTCATTTACATCTCCCGGTTCGGCTCCACGCCGCAGGGCAGCCCCTCCGGGCAGCCTCTGGACAACGCCAACCGGCCGTCATTCCTGGCCATGTACGTGGTCGAAGCTGAATCCGGAATCTACGAGAGCTAAGGACTCCTCATGGCAGACGAAAAGGCACCTACGGAAAAGGCTCCGGTCCGGAAGGCGGCGACCCCGGAAGTGGAGTCGGCCCCGGCGGCGCTGGTCTACCTCTACCTGAACCAGCCGAACACCCGGTTCGAGCTGGGGAACATCGGCCTCCCCGACCTGGTTCAGGGAGGCACGGCCTACAAGCCTGCGGACGCGGACGTCGTGCGCATGATGTGCCTGAAGTACGGCATCAGGTACCGCGAAACCCCGTAAATTCCGACAGTTGGCAAGTATCACTCAGGACTTTATACTTGCCACTGGCAGGCTTTTAAGGTCCGGGCGTAAGGCCGACCAACACGGACCAGAAAAACGACTCTTTTCCGGGTAGCCGGGGAGAGCTATTTAGGGAAGTGATTACTACGCCCGGAGCAGTAAACCCGAAGAACGTCGTCGTCGGCGTCGCGAGTGCCTGGATCCAGCCGTACGACGCCCTCATTCCGGCCCAGTTACCGGCGGTCACCGTCACCAAGGGCGCGGACTGGGGCGGCAACTGGCAGAACCTCGGCGCCACCGACCAGGGCTGGAAGCTCCAGGTCGGCACGTCCACCAAGACGATCTCCATCGAGGAGCAGTCGACCCCGGCTCTCGTCATCGCCGACAGCCACAGCTACCAGGTCACGGGCGACCTCGCGGAGGACAACCTCCAGCACGCCCTGTGGGCCTACGGCGGCGGCAGTCTCGTCACCACCGCCGCAGCGTCCGGCATCCCGGGCTACCAGACCCTGACGCTCCAGGACAACCTGAACTACTGGGCGATCGGCCTGGAGACCATCAACGTTCAGGGCTTCTGGCGCCGGTACCTCATCCCGATGGGCGTCGTCGGCACCAACGTGGACACCTCGTTCCGCAGGGCCAACGAGAAGCGCATGTACTCCTTCCAGTTCGAAGGCACCTGCGCCCCGGCCGACGTCAAGATCCAGGAAATGGTAGCCGCCGCGCTTCCGTAGGGGCCACGTGATCCCTCAGATCGAACTATTCACCCGGCACAGCGAGAAGGACTACAACGCCATGGCAGGTTTCAAGGCAAGTACGGCGGTCGAACCCCTCGACTACGACTTCACCGGCTTCGTGGAGGGCCCCGAGGCGACGGGCACCGTTCCCGAGCCCAGCCAGCAGGCCATGGCGGGCTACCGCCGGGCCGTGATGGCGGTCATCAACGAGTACAAGGACGTCCAGGATCTCGACCCCGAGGAGTTATCGGGTGAAGACCTGGAGCGCGTCTCCGAGCGCGCTGAGGAGCTGGAGAAGCGCATGGACGCGCTGACCGCCAAGCTCTGCAAGAACACCCCGTCCGTGGAGACCCTGGCCCAGCTCCCGTGGCGCCACAAGGTGCTCTTCTCGAAGTGGCTCCAGGAGCAGTTCAACCCGGGAAAATTGACGGGCGCTACGACGGCCTGACCGGGGGAGAGGAACAGCGCCGTCTGTATTACACGGTGCTGAAAATCTTCCATATCACCCGGCGCGAATGGGATGACATGCCCTGGCACGACCAGCGGATGTACATCGAACAGCTAAACGAGGACCCGGAGTACAACGAGGACGGCGATTCCGGCGGGTCAGAGCCACAGGAACTGACCAGTTGGGACGACATGCCTCCCGGGACCTAAAAAGACTCGCCGTGCCGGGTGGAGATCGTGGGGCCGGAGCCGTAAAAGGCTTCGGCCCCACGAGCGTTTTAGGCTATGGCTAATCGCCCCTTTTAGCAGGTAATCTTGGAATCCGCAACGCAATGCTGTACACGAGGGTGATGAAAGGTCGGGCCAGTGGCGGGAGCTTACAATGCCGGTTCGATCGAGGCGTCCCTCAAGCTGGACCGGTCCGACTTCAACCGGGAACTCAACCAGGCAAAGAAGGACGCCGAAGAGTTCCAGAAGACGAAGTACAGCCCGAAGATCGACCTGGACGACACGGAGGCCAAGGCCAAACTCCGTGCGTTAAAGGACGAGTTAGCCAGCTTACGGAACATCTCCGTGACGGCAGCGTTATCGGGCTACGACAGCTTAGCCACCCAGCTCACCGCGTTACAGGGCCAGGCAGACCGATTAAACGCCACGTCGATCAACATCCGTGCCCAGATCGATGACACTGCCGCCCGCGCCACACTCGCTCTGTTAGACGCCGAGATCACCGCGATGAACATGCGGACGATCACGATTCACGCCGACGTGGACACGGCCGCCGCCGCTGCCTCTCTCGCCGCCCTTCGGGCCGCCGCAGCCGCGCCGATCACGATCCGGACCAACACGACCGGCGGCGGTCCCCGTCCCCGGGTGAGTCCGAGCAACAACGACCCGGACCCGGATCCGGATGCGCCGCATGTACCGGACCTCGGTGACGGCGACCCGGACGACGATGACGACGGTGACCGTCGCCGTATCCGGAAGGTCAAGGACCCCCTCAATCTGCACCTGGGGGCGCTTGTCAGCCTTCCAGGGCTCATCGCCTCGGTTCTCCCGCAGCTCCCCGCACTGACGACCCTGCTGGGCGGCGCGACAGCAGCCGTGGCCTCGTTCGGTGTCGCGGCTGGTGGTGCGCTGGGCATCTACGGCATGGCCACCGTGGGTGCGGTCAAGCAGGCCACAGCCCACGCGAAGGCCGTCGACCTGACCCAGATCGCCCTGGAGAAGGCCCAGGAACGCCTCGCCGGGACCACGGCGGGTACCGAGGCGTACAAGAAGGCGCTGAAGGACGTCACGGAGGCGGAGAAGGCCCACAAGAAGGCCATTGACGACCTCACCCCGGCGGAGAAGAAGTTCAACGCCTCCATCGAGCAGACGAAGGGTGCCTGGCAGTCGTTCATCGGCGCGACCAGCAAGTACACGCTGGCCCCGGTGACCACGGTCATCCAGGGCGCTGCTGCCGCCCTGCCCAAGTTCATTCCGCTGGTCAAGGACTTGGCGCCGGTCGTCCAGGACGTGGCCGACTCTCTCAAGAACTGGATGAGCGGGGACGGCCTGACCCGGTTCGTCACGTTCTTGCAGACGTACGGCGTTCCGATCCTCAAGAACACCATCGGCGGGTTCAAGGGCTTCCTCACGGCAGGCGGCGCGATCATCCGGGCGTTCGGTCCGTGGGCGCTGAAGATGTCCGAGTACATCGGGCACGTCGGGAAGGCCGCCGACAAGTGGGGCAAGAACGGCGGCGCCGAGCGCTTCAAGGAGTCCGTGAAGCGGGCCTGGGCGCAGGTCCGGCCGATCCTGTCCGGTCTGGTGAGGCTGACACAGCACGTCTGGGACATCCTCTCCGGCACCGGCCAGACCAACGGTGACGCTCTCGCGAAGGTCATCGGCGGTATCGCGGACGCGGTCGGCCAGGTCCAGCCTGCTGCGATCAAGGCTTTCGGCGAGATCTTCCAGTCGATCGCCGATGTGGCGGTCGCGCTGGCCCCGGTCATCGGGATCACCAGCAAGGCCATCGTGGACATCGTCAACGCGCTGCCGCCGGGCACGATCCGGCTGATCGCGGACGCGATGATCGCGTGGAAGCTGGCGATCATCGGCTGGAACGCGGCCGTGGTGGTCTGGGACGTCCTGGTTGGTGTGATCGGTGCCATGGAGACGGCCTGGATCGCTCTGACGATCGCGTGGGGTCTCAGCCCGCTCGGTGTGATCATCGCGGGCATCGTGGCACTGGTCGCGGTCATTGTGATCATCGCGACGAAGACCACCTGGTTCCAGCAGCTTTGGCACATGGTGTGGGGCGGGATCAAAACTGCTTTCAACGCCACGGTGGAGTTCCTGCGGGGCAAGTTCGGCCTGCTCGCGCTCCTGCTCGGCCCGATCGGTGCCATCGCCTGGATCGCTGCCAACTGGACCAAGGTCTGGGGGACGATCAAGGGCGTCTGGAGCGCCATCGTCGCCGGGGCCGCGTGGCTGTGGGGCTACATCAAGCCGGTCTTCGTCGCCATCGGTGACGCGTTCGTGACCGTGGCCAAGGTGTGGTGGAAGGTCCACGAAACGATTTTCAAGGTCATCTTCATCCTGTTCGAGGCCGCGATCAAGGCGCTGTGGGTGTTCGGGATCAAGCCCGTGCTGGGCTGGATCTCGGACGGCTGGCACGCCCTGGGGACGGGCTTCAAGTGGGTCGTCGGCCACATCCTGAAGCCTGCCTGGGACGCCTTCGCCTCGGCAGGAAAGGCTGTGTGGGATCACACGCTGGGTCCGGTCTTCGGCTGGATCGGCGACGGCTGGCGCGCGATGGCCAACGGCTTCAAGTGGGTCAACAACCACATCCTCAAGCCCGCCTGGGACGCCGTGTCGGGTGCGGCGCGGAACCTGTGGCAGGGCTCCATCAAGCCGGTGTTCCAGAGCATCCAGGACTGGATCGGGGACAAGTGGCGGGCCATCAAGAACAACGTGTTCTCCCCGATGGGCACGTTCTTCACCAAGACCATCCCCGGCTGGGGAACGACGATGAAGAAGGGCCTGGTTGAGGCCTTCGATTCGGCGTGGAAGGGCATTCAGAAGGTCTGGGACAACGTCAAGAAGGCGATTGGTACCCCGATCTACTGGGTTGCGAAGTATGTCTGGAATGACGCCATCTGGAAGATCATGGACAAGATCTCCAGCTTCGTCCACCAGGACAACCCGCTGGGCAAGATCAACACCGACAAGATCCCCCACTTCGCAGCCGGTGGCCCCGTCCCGCACACCGCCGGATCCCGTCCGGGCAAGGACTCCGTCAACGCGGTCCTGATGCCGGACGAGCACGTGTTCACCCGCGAGGACGTCGCGGCCATGGGCGGTCACCACGCCGTCCAGGCGTT